GTGAAACGTCTTAAAACAAAGATGAAGGGGGAAGGTAATATTGAAGCTTGGGTTCAATCTAAAATAACAAAAGCAGCAGATTATATTGATTCAGTTGCAGACTACTTAGATAGTGGAGAACACGATGTTCAGGGGTCAATAGATGAGGCGAAAAATGATCCATGCTGGACTGGTTATAAGCAAGTTGGAATGAAAAAGAAAAATAGAAAAGAGGTTCCGAATTGTGTTCCCGAAGAACTTGATCTAGAAGAAGAAAATAAACCAACTAATCCTTCTCTTTGGGCAAAGTGGAAATCTAAAGCAAAAGCAAAATTCGATGTTTATCCTTCAGCATATGCAAATGGTTGGGCTGCGAAGGGTTACAAGTCTGAAGGTGGTAGTTGGAAATCAGTTAAGGAAGAGACTATTGAGGATTTAAATGGAGATACATTTGCGGAAGTAATCGATATAATCAAACCAGATCCTATTAAAAAAGAAAAAGTAGAAGAATCTACTAGAATCCCAGCAAAAACTGGAAACATAATTCTTGTCAGCTTAATTTGGAGAGGAAAATATTTTGCAATGAAAATGTTCTTCCCACAAATTACTAAACCAAATAGAATGGAGATCCAATCTCAAATTGAGAAGGTTTATCCAGGTTCTAGAGTTCAGTCATATTATGTTTCCGATATCAAACCAGGAGAACAATTTCTTCAAGTGGAGGATTGGCAAAAAATTAATAAGAAGGATAAAACTGATGGTATGAGTCCTGCTGCAGTTAAAGCATATCGTCGTGAAAATCCAGGTTCAAAATTGAAAACTGCGGTAACTGGTGACCCCAAACCAGGAAGTAAGGATTCAAAGCGTCGTTCAAATTATTGTTCTCGTTCCGAAGGTCAAATGGATATGCATAATATTGATTGTTCTAAAACTTCAGATAAACCGATTTGCAAAGCGAGAAGAAGATGGAAGTGTTAATTCATACCTTTTTATTACATAAATAATAAAGTAATGAAAAGGTATTAATACAAAAATCTGTACAAGATGCAAGGAAGAAAAATCAAGAGATACTATAAATTTTCCTCCACATAATAAATGTAAAGATGGCTTAGATAGTTGGTGTAGAAAATGTAGAGCTTTATATAGAAGTGAGATTAATAGAGGAAAGTTTAGAGGACAACTTTCAGATGATAAAGTTAAAGAATTGAGAAAGCAAGAAAAATGTGATATATGTGGAGGTAGTGAGTTTGCAGGATCAAGAAATAATAGACATTTGGGAAAAGTTTATACTTTAGTGATGGATCACAATCACGAAACGGGAAAATTTAGGGGCATGTTATGTAATCACTGTAATAGAGGATTGGGAAATTTTAAGGATAATATAAATAATTTACAAGCAGCAATAAATTATTTGCAACGAAGAGACAAATAATGAAAAGTTTTAAACAGTTTTTATCAGAGTCTGTAAATATTTCTGGAGATTTCAATGGAAATCTTTATATTAATAGTTCAGAACCAGAAACTACTAAAGAATCATTTGTTGCTGATGTAGTTTGGGAAGGAAAAATATATAGAATGGAAATTGAAGGTGGAATTATGAGTAAAAATGAACTTGCAGAGCATCTCCAAGGAGAATATCCCGGAGCGATTGTTCATAACATTTATCCAGCATCTCAACAATCATCAAAAATTAAAAACGTACAAAGATATCAACCAGAAAGATTAACTTGGGGTGAATAATTAATGGCTCAGTGGAATATAACTACACAAGATTACCTCAATCAAGAAAGAAGTCTTTTTGAGATTTTTGGTGCTGCAACTAGGGATGGAAAAATTGTAGATAATATTAATAGATTTCCAGTAAGTGTAAATCCAGATGCTTTTGGAAGAACTAGAACATCTCAACCACTCACACTATTTGATAGTTCACATAGATATAGAGATAATAATCTTTGGGATAGTTTGATTGTAGGTACTGGTTCTACAGTTGGATTTGCAACCACTCAAGGATTAGTTAATATTGGTATTGGAACTACTGCTGGTTGCTCAGTAATTAGAGAGACCACAAAAACATTCTCATATCAACCAGGCAAATCTTTGCTTGTAATGAATACCTTTGTTCCCGCAACACCAAAAGAAAATCTAAGACAGAGAATAGGATATTTTGGTGCCGATAATGGAATGTATTTTGAGATTAATGGAACAACTCCTTATTTTGTAGAGAGAAGTTTATCTACAGGAACTTTAACTTCAGTGGCACAAGACGACTGGAATATTGATAAGTTAGATGGTACTGGAGTTTCTGGTATTACATTAGATATTACCAAAGCACAAATTCTTTGGATGGATATTGAGTGGTTGGGTCTTGGTACAGTAAGATTGGGATTTGTAATTGATGGTAAGTTCATTCACGCACATTCATTCCATCACGCAAACAGAATTCAATCAACTTATATCACAACAGCATCTCTTCCTTTGAGATATGAGATTGCCAATACTGGAATTACTACAAGCAGCAGCACACTTAAACAGGTCTGCTCTACTGTAATTTCAGAAGGTGGTTATGAATTGCGTGGATTACAACAAGCAGTTCAAACACCAATCACAGCACCAGTAGATTTACCAACTCCCGCAGGAACTTATTATCCTGTTATTTCTATTCGTCTTAAAACAACACCAAATAGATTAGATGCGATTGTAATTTTGACCGCACTTTCACTGATGGGCACTGGAAATGGTGTTTTCTATAATTGGCAGGTGAGAGTATCAGCAACGACTAGTGGAGGCACCTGGACAAGTGCTGGTGCTGATAGTGCGGTGGAATATAAGATTGATGGGGGAACTGTAAGTGGTGGAAGAATTCTAGCATCTGGTTTCTTCTCATCAAATAACCAATCCAGCGGAACTGTTGATATTCTGAAAGAAGCATTATTTAAGTTTCAGTTGGAAAGAAATGGATTGACTGGAACTCCTTATGAACTAACACTAGTATGTGCATCTGATACTGCTGGTGCCGATGTTTATGCTTCTCTGGATTGGGAAGAGATTAGTAGGTAATTCTTATGAGTGATATATATCTAGGCAATCCATTATTAAAGAAAGCAAATACTGCAATTGAATTCACACAGGAACAAATTGAGGAGTTTATCAAATGTAAAGATGATCCTGTTTATTTTGCAAAAAACTATGTGAAAATTGTAACTCTTGACCATGGATTGCAACATTTTAAGATGTATCCATTCCAAGAAAAACTTGTTAACAGATTTCATAAAAATAGATTTAATATCTGCAAAATGCCACGGCAAACTGGCAAATCAACAACAGTAGTTTCCTTTCTCCTTCATTTTGCAGTATTCAATGATAATGTAAATATAGGTATTCTTGCAAACAAAGCAGCAACTGCTAGAGAATTGTTAGACAGATTGCAGACAGCATATGAAAATTTACCAAAATGGATGCAACAGGGTATTATCTCTTGGAATAAAGGTTCTCTCGAACTTGAAAACGGAAGTAAGATCTTGGCTGCTTCTACTTCTGCTTCTGCAGTTCGTGGTATGTCATTCAATATCATATTTTTGGACGAATTTGCGTTTGTCCCAAATCATATTGCAGATTCATTCTTTGCATCAGTATATCCAACGATTACTTCTGGTAAAAATACAAAAGTAATCATTGTATCTACTCCTCATGGTATGAATCACTTCTACCGTATGTGGCATGATGCTGAAAGGGGCAAAAACGAATACATTTATACCGACGTTCATTGGAGTGAAGTTCCTGGAAGAGATGAGGAATGGAAAAAACAAACAATTGCAAATACTTCAGAGCAACAATTTAAAGTAGAATTTGAGTGCGAGTTTTTAGGATCTGTAGATACCTTAATATCGCCTTCAAAATTAAGAAGTCTTGTTTATGATCATCCCAAAACAAGCGGAGGTGGATTAGATGTTCATGAAGAAGTAATAGATAATCATGATTATTTAATTACTGTAGACGTTGCAAGAGGAGTTGGAAATGACTATTCAGCATTTACAGTAGTAGATATAACTACATTTCCCCATCAAGTTGTAGCAAAATATAGAAATAATGAAGTTAAACCAATGCTTTTCCCAAGCATTATTGTAGACGTAGCAAAAAACTATAATAATGCATATATTTTATGTGAAGTCAATGATGTTGGAGATCAAGTTGCATCTATCATTCATTATGATTTAGAATATAACAATCTTTTAATGTGTTCAATGAGGGGTCGTGCAGGACAGATTGTTGGACAAGGATTTTCTGGAAAGAAAACACAACTTGGAGTTAAGATGTCCAAAACAGTTAAAAAAGTTGGATGTCTGAATTTAAAAACTATGATAGAAGAAAATAAACTTCTCTTTAAAGATTATGAAATTATGAGCGAATTGACGACTTTTATTCAAAAACATAACTCCTTTGAAGCTGAAGAGGGTTGTAATGATGATCTGGCAATGTGCTTGGTAATTTATGCCTGGTTAGTTGCACAAGATTATTTTAAAGAGTTGACTGATCAAGATGTTAGAAAACGTTTATATGAAGAACAAAAAAATCAGATTGAGCAAGATATGGCACCATTTGGTTTTATTGCAGACGGATTAGACGAAACAAGTTTTGTTGATAACGATGGCGATAGATGGTTCGCTGATGAATATGGAGATAGAGCATATATGTGGGAGTACTTATCTTGATGGATTTAGATAGTCAAATTAGACTTGGACATTTACTACTTAATGATAGAAAATGTAGAGTTTGTGGAGATGTGAAAAATCTTATCGATAGTTTTTATCGAACAAGAAAAGATAGGGGAGCAGTTCCATCTTCATATTCTTATGAATGTAAAGAATGTACTATTAAAAGAATAGTTGCTAGTAGAGTGGCAGCAAAAGTTTTAGATAAATGGGAATATCCTGATTGGTAGTTATTGTTCACACACTGTTTCCCCATTTGAAATGTACATTTTCATAAATATTTTCAGATAAACTGAAGTATCAGGAGAAAAACATGGCGACTCCTCAATTATCTCCAGGCGTACTCGTCAGAGAGGTTGATTTAACTGTAGGAAGAGCTGATAATGTATTAGATAATATTGGTGCGATTGCTGGACCTTTTCCAACTGGACCTGTTGATGAAGCAGTAGATATTACTACAGAGAACGAACTTCTCAATGTCTACGGAAAACCAATGTCACTTGATGCACAATATGAATATTGGATGAGTGCAGCTTCATATCTTTCTTATGGCGGTGTCCTTAAAGTTGTAAGAACTGATGGGGATTCTTTGAGAAATGCAAACGTAAGAAGAAATAGAAATGGTGAAATTATAGAAGTTGCTACAGTAAGTGTAGCATCTACTTTTAGAACACCAGGAACATATATTGCACAACAGTCATTGACAGGTATAGGATATACTTCAAATGATCTTGACGGTGCAGGAGCTGTCTTTACTATTAATGTTGCAGATAACGGTGCTGGGTTGGGATCAACAATAACTATTTCTATCACAAATGGTGGTAATGGTTACGATGAAGGGGCACTATTTACTGTTTCACCAACTCTAGTAGGTTTAGGAACAACAGCAACTCTTGGGGTTGGAATTACCTTTACAGTTTCAGATATCAATACTACTGGCGGGGTTTCTGTTGTAGGTGATCCAACCTTGAAAATTAAAAACTTTGATGACTACAACTTAAACTATGCAGATGATATTGCAAACTACATGTTTACCGCAAAAACTCCAGGTTCTTGGTCAAACAACCTCAAAATTTGCATCATTGATGATAAAGCAGATCAAATTATTGGAGTAGGAACAGAAGTAATTGATACGTTAATTGCAAGACAGGATAATGGAATTGGTTGTGGTGTTTTAGTTCCACTGCAAAATGTAACCTACACATTACCTACAGGAATAAACAGTTCATTTACGGGCAACTTGAAAGGTATTATTACCGGAGTAAGCAATGATTCTATTGATGTAAAAATAGTTTCAAGAATTTCTACAGGATCAACTACGGAAACTCTTATTAGTTATAAAGCAAAAGATAGGGCTTCATCAATTAAAGCATCTACTGCGGAAATTTCAACAGAGATTCAAATTTGGGATGAAGTTGGAATAATAACATCCACAACTTTGCCTATTGGCGGATCTTATGCAAAAGATTGGTATGATAATCAATTTTTAGATTTGGCGAATGCTGACATTCTTTGGAGATCAATTGCACCAAAACCATCAACAAACCGATATGTTTTGGATCGTAATGGTAAAAATGATGCAATGCATGTCGTAGTCGTCGATGATACTGGAGATGTAACTGGTATTCAGGGAAACCTACTCGAAAAGTTCTTGAATCTATCTAAAGCAATTGATGCAATTTCTGCGGTTAATCCACCACAAAGAATTTGGT